GGAGGCAGTATAATATGTCATTAAGTAAAACTGAAAAATTCACTGCAATTACATGGGGTTTGGCTGGAGCTATTTTAATTACACTCTGTGTAAATGCTGCTCAAACTGTTCTCGATCGACCAGATGTCCACTATAGTAACTCAACAGGAGAATGCGTAAGAGTTCTTAATTACGCTGAAAACGATCGTTATTCTTGTGATAACCTTCCTTCTAAATATAACAAAGTATGGGTACTTTAATATGATTATAACTCAAAAGACTTCTCCAGTAACTGGTGAAACCAACACTATGGCTATCAATGCCACTATCGATCAGGTAGAAGCGTGGCAAGGTGGTATGCTTATCCAAGAAGCTATGCCTTTAGCAACTGCTGATGAGAGGGAGTTTCTGATCTCAGGTTGTACTCCATCATGTTGGGATCAATTGGGTGGAGAAGAATAATCTTATAACTAATTGATCTAAATAAAAGTAAAATAAACGTTTACAAAGCGTTTAAAGTGTGATATAATATACATATTAAATAATTAAGAAAGGCGATATAAATGGATAGAATGGCAATGATCAAAGCGGCGTCTAAAAAGATGCAAGAAGAAAAAGACTTTAAAAAGACTGTTAAGAAAGTCTATTCTCGTCCTAAGTACAAAGCTCCAAAATTAACAGCTTCAGTTAAAAAAGCTGGTCACCAGTCTCCTGGTAGTCTAGAATGCTTTAAAGAAGAAAACATGTACTACTCTGATAAGAACACTCAAGCATTCATTGCTGGTTCTGAATTGATGGATGCTTACAATGATCAAAAACAAGATTGGGATTAAGCTATGACTCAGTATACTGAAGAAGTTCAATCAATTATACGTAAGCAGCAAGTAGAAATGTGGGCTGCTCAATGTCAATACATCCTAGGTGAAAAGGGCTATATTGAAAAGGCTTATAATAGTGGATTAGTCACTCGTGAGTATAGGGATGGTACTATTGTAACAGTTGAAGAATCAAAGACTATGGCCACTCTATTACTAGAAGCACCAAGTAACCTTGACACGGACGATAATAAATATTGTAGGCCTATTTAAATGAACTATATTGGATCTATAAACTACACCCCATCGGGTCGTAAAAGAAAGAGTAAAGCTCTTAAGACAAGGCGTAAAACCCAGCAGGTATTTGTACCTCTCAAGGTCGAAAAGTCTTTAGCTGAACTTAGAATGGAAGAATTCAATGAAAAGTATAAATCTCACTCAGTAGATACTAAGTATCAATCAAGTGAAGATCAATCATGGAAAATCGAAGAATCGAAGAATTTCACAGTTGCTCCGGCGTTTAACAAAGGGGCTTATCAAGTAATTCCACAATCTGATGTGGAACACATAGGAAAGTAGCTATGGATATTTTAATTGATATATTTAGTGTATTGTTTGCATTAGCTTTATGTTGGATTGGTATTATGGGATCCATTATTGCAGAAGAAGATAAATGTGCTAGAAAGGCAGCACACAGAGCTGGTACACACGATTATTATGGAAATAAGCTATTAATAGGAGAAACCGATGACAAATAATATGTTACTTAGCGAGTTTAATGGCTCAGATAAATTTAAAAATCGTAAAGCTGAGGTACTACGTTCGTTTGGAGATAGTCCTACTTTTGGCATTCGAATGTATATTGATGGTGAATCACTAGGCATTGAATGGTACAAAGGAAAGGCTGAAGTTTATGCAGAAGATGCAGCTGATAACTATGTACGTGGCATCAAAAACTATGAAAGGGATTAGGTGAAATACTTGTTTACATTTGGTGTAAACTATGATATAATATATCTAACAAATTGAGGAACATATCATGGCAAGTAAAGCATTAGAAAAAGCTAGGACTAAAGGTCGTAAAAACCGAAGTTCTATTGATTCAATTAAGATGGGTCCTGAACCAGTCTTTAACAAAGGTGAAACTAAATCAAGTGTTAAGAATCGCCAAGGGTTATGGCTTAAAGGGGCAACATGGTACAATTACTATAATAAGCCTAAGGACTACATTGATGGAGTTTTAGCTTTTGCATCTGAAGTATACAAGTATGACAAAACTCAAATCAAAGCTCTTAAGAAGCTTAAGGACTGGGAGCTTACTCTTACACTAGGTAATGTAGCAAAGCTATGGCAACGTGGCTATGAATATACCAAGCCAGAAATCAAACGCTTTGGTTTAGAATTTAAAAGGATGTCCGAACAAGCTGATAAGATCGCTGATGTTGAAACTGCAGCTGTAGTTACGGCACCTAAGATATCAGTTCAAGATAGACAGCGTATTAAAGTTAATGATACCATAGGCAGCGATTGGGACGATATTGTTGAAGGATGGGTTGGCGGTACTTATAATCAAGAGATCGATGTGTTTAAATTGTTTAAGCAATATGATCTTAAAGGTTCATGTATCAATATGTTTAATGATATGGTACAAATTGAGTATCGCCCACTTAAAGATGCTTATGAAAATGCGTGTGAGCAAGCTGTTGAAGCTTATGGTCATATCACTAGACGTAAGCAGAACAAAATGCTTAAGTTAATGGAAGGTATCTTCAGTGATTTAGAGCAGTTAAAAACAGCTAATAAAGCTGCTAAAGTGCCAAAGGCTAAAAAGCCTAAGGCGTCTGATGTTCAAATTAAAGGTCTCAAATATCTAACAGATAGCATTGAATTTAAAGTAAGTTCAATTAATCCTATAATGATACCAGGCAAAGACGTATTGTTCATATACAATACTAAGTCGAGGAAATTGATTCAGTTGATTGCAAATTCAACAAAAGGGTTTGAAGTAAGCGGTACCACTATTAAAAACATCTGCGATAAAGAGTCTAGGGTTACTACCTTAAGAAAGCCAGATGAAATACTACCGCTTATTTTAAAGAAATCAATCAAGCAAATCGACAAGCTAGTTTGGGAATCTATTACTACTAAGATCAGTATACCCAATGGTAGAATAAATGACGATTGCATACTACTTAGGGTACTATGAATATAGATTTAGAACAAAAGATAATGACAAAGAAGCGGTTCTCAACTACCGTAGAACAACTAGTTGTGAAAGGTAATATGTCTTATATAGATGCAGCTACTTATATTATTGAAGAGAGGGGTATGGACTATAGTAATCTACGTAAACTATTGACAGACTCACTCAAAGATAAGATGGAAGTTGAAGCAATAAGACTTAATTTAATTAGAGGCAAAAAGGGTAATCAATTACCCATTTAGGAGAATATTATGAGTAACGTTATTATACCATCATCACCAGCAGATGTTAAGCGAATCAAAGACTGTATTATTGAAATTAGTAATGCTATGACTTTAATCCAAGCTCAAAAAGATTTTATCAAAGAAGCTGTAGAATTATGTTGTGAAGATGTTGAAATTGATAAGAAGCACTTGAAAAAGATGTCAACCATCTACCATAAGCAAAACCTATCTGAAATCCTAGGCGAGATCGAAGTTGTAGAAGCTTTGTACGAAGGAGTCATGGCTTAATAATGTTTGATTTTTTAACCGCGATAGTTAATGGGATTGTTAAACTAACAATTTGGTCTTTAATTGGCGCGGTTATTTTAACAATCTACTTGTCAGAATCAGGAGCTATACAATAATGGATCCATTTGAATCATATAAGTTATATAACGCGTTAAAGCTACACTTTGAGTCTGGATATGACGCTGTTAAATATAACTTTAAATCCAATGTAACTCAAAAGAGTTTTTTTAAACGACGAGATAAGTATTTCTTTGCCAAACTAGCAAAGAAACATGAAGGTGATCTAAAGGATTACTATGTCTCTAACTTTAAAATGGGTCTTAGTTACATTGGAGATATGATGGATGAAGATGGAGAACGCAATTACAGAGAGTTTAAGCGAATACGTGAAAGTATTCATAGGGTGTTTTCTATCGATATAAATAGATTACAAGAAGCGGATATACCCTTTGATCGATTGTTTCAATCTATTGATGGACAACTACCCCCTCTTGTTAAACTATGGCTGCAAGAAGAAATTAGTCTAGAGACTGTTGTTATTCTTAATGCCATCTTTGGATTCATACCTAGAGAATCTGCAACGATAACAGACACTATTATGTGGCCTGATACCAAGCGGAAGATCGAAAAGTATAGTCCATTCGTAAACTTTAGTCGTAATAAATGTATAAGTTTATTACAAAAAACGTTTACAAACGCATGAAAATGTGTTATAATAGATCTATATTATGCATTATGTGAAATACAATAGAAACGACAATTTTGTCGTAATACAACGCAATACGGAGATATAAAATGTCATTTGCAAACCTAAAGAGCTCGCGAGGCTCGTCAATCGACAAACTCGTACAAGCAGCAGAATCTGTTAACTCTAAAACTGAATCAAAGAACTATGACGATGATCGTTTCTGGAAACCATCCCGCGATAAAGCTGGTAATGGTTATGCAGTGGTACGATTCTTACCTGCTAAAGAAGGCGAAGATCTTCCCTGGGTTCGTTATTGGGATCACGGATTTAAAGGTCCTAGCGGTCTTTGGTACATCGAAAATAGCCGAACTTCAATTGGACAAGATGATCCTGTTAGTGAATCAAATGGTTTACTATGGAACTCTGGTCGTGATGAGGATAAAGCATTAGCCCGTGATCGTAAGCGTAGGTTACATTATGTAAGTAATGTGCTAGTCGTATCTGATCCATCTAATCCTCAAAATGAAGGTAAGGTATTTGTATACAAGTTTGGTAAAAAGATCTTTGATAAAATCATGGATGTAATGCAACCACAATTTGCAGATGAACAACCAGTAAATCCATACGACTTCTGGGAAGGTGCTGACTTTAAGATTAAAATTCGTAAAGTCGAAGGTTGGGTAAACTATGATAAGTCAGAGTTTGCACAGGCTGCTCCTCTTATGGGTGGTGATGAAGAACAACTTGAAGGTGTATATAATAAACTACACTCTTTAAATGACTTCATTGACCCTAAGAACTATAAGTCATATGATGAACTTAAAGCTAAGATGAATAAGGTACTAGGCGTTGATGCTGGTCACATCTCTATGGATAATAATTCCATGATGCAATCAGCTCCAGTTGTTGAACAACCAACAATGGCGGCGACTGAATCTGTATCTATGAGTTCTAGTGATGAAGCTGAAGAGGATACTTTGTCCTACTTTGACAAGCTAGCTCAACAGGGCTAACTTAAATAGGCAACGGTGAAGTCTATAAGGATTGGGAGTAACCTGGTCGAAGAGCCATAACAAATATAATAATAAGAAAGAAGGATGTATATCCTTGTTGTAATCTTTAAAG